AAATATATTTAAAAATTATACTAATAAATCCGATTGTGATTTATTTAAATTAATACAAAATTATTATAATGAAGAATCACCATTAAATTGGAATACAACTATACCCAAGCCATTTTATAGACCAGAAAAAGATACCCATTCAAAAACATTATATACAACAGAAGATATAACAAAAATATTAAAACAATTTGAAAAAAAATATAGATCATTTCAATCTTTTGGAGCAGTACCAGATGATTTTTGTCAGTATTTTAAAGAAGTTTGTAATTTAAATTTAAATCAATTAAAAAAAACAGGTAAAACTAAAATAGCAATTGTATTTAATACAGATCCTTTAGACGAACCGGGTGAACATTGGGTAATGTTATGGATACATATTACAAAAAAAAATACAACAATTGCTTATTTTGATTCAGAGGGACAGAAACCATCTGAAAATGTTCAAAGGTTAATTAATAAATTATCACACCAAGATAAAAACGCAACTATCTTAAATGTAGTTAAAAAACCTCATCAACTTGGAGGTAATCAGTGTGGTGTATATACAGTATATTTTGTAGAACGCTTATTACAAGGTGCTAGTATAAATTCATTAAATGGAAATATAAATCGTATTTCAAATAAAATGATGACGGATTATTCAATTAACCATATATTTCCAAATAATCTAATTAAATAATATTGCATTTAAATAAATGGAATTATTAACGCTTTTAATAATTGGAATATTATTATTAATAATGATGAGAAGATATAGTAAATCTAATATATCAAATAATGATTTATTGGCATATGAAAAAAAATCACAAAAAAAATCACAAAAAAAATCACAAAAAAAAGATGATTATTTTATGTCTAGCATGAAACCATCTAAAAAAATAAATAAAATAGCTAAACAAGAAAATAACATACAAACTATAATGATGTCTCTTGATAATACGCCAATAAAATATAATTTTATGATTCAAGATGAACAACCAATTAATGAAGCTGATCTAATACTGATAGACGAATCTTAAAATAATCTTAGATAAATTTGTGTAATGGTATCAAAACAAAAATTATGCAATTTGGTTTTAAAAACCGCGAAATCTATTTCAAGGATTCTAAAGGACATGAGATGCTAGTCTATGAAGATGATGAACCTGAATATTGGTACTATTAATTTTTATGGTATTAACCTTGAAATTTTTTTGTTTGTTTTTTATAAAATGAATGAACGGTTAATAAAGATTGTCGAGAGTCGCAGAAAGGGAAAGAAGTATACCGCAACGGTAAGAACTAAAGAAGGGAAAGAGAGATTAATTCATTTCGGTGCTATAGACTACGAACAATTCAAGGACTCGACCCCAGTTGGTGCATTCTCACATAAAGATCACGGGGATATGCGACGCAGAGAAAACTATTTTTCTCGACACAGCGGAGTAAAAAATAAAACCAAGGCTCTGAAAAAAGAAATCGCCAAGAGTAAAGGCAAATACAATGCCAAAATTCTCTCTCATCGTTACCTCTGGTAGCCAACCCTAATTATTTTTTCAAATTTTGTTTAAAACAAAACAAATAAGGAATTTCATGTGATATTAGTCTTTTGAGATCATTTGAATTTGGATTATTTCGTTTGGCAGAGGGGAATCACCCCGCTGCTTTTTCAATTCGAAAAATACTTATCTAGTGGCGCGGTTGTATCAAATGTACCACAAATAAATGACGGAACTACTTTTCAAGTGCGTATTGATTATATGGCAAATATAAATAATAACTGGATAACTAATCAAGAATCAACAAACGGAATAGTTAATCGTGGAGGAAGACAAACTATGATAATTCAAGATTATCTAGATGAGAGTGGTAATAGTGGTAGTGTAGTTCAATGGTAGGTATATATTATTTTAAATTTATTTAATAAATGGAGAAAGGTCCTATTAAAGATTATATACCAATAAGACAAATTAGCAGAAAAGGTGCGAAAAAGTGGGTAGCTAAATATAAAAAAGATTCTGGATTAGTAAAAAAATCGAAAATACCTCCCGCACTAAAATTTGTTAAAATAAATCGGAACACTAGAGATAAAATTCGTATGACAGGGATAGATAATAAAGGAAAATTACAATATTTTTATACTGAAAAAGCGGTTAAAGCATCTAATAATAAAAAATATAAAAAACTTAAAAGAACCGGTCTAGCATTAGCAAAATTAAGATTATGGTGTAATAAAAATATATATAATTTAAAGACACAAAAAATAGCATCCGTTATTTGTTTATTGGATTGTTGTAAGATGCGTCCAGGTGATCCTAGAAAAACTAAAAAATATGGATCAAGAGGCGCGACTACATTATTACCTAAAAATTTTAATAGAAAAACTAAAGTATTGAAATGGGTTGGTAAAGCAAAAGTAAAACATTCATGTAAAATAACAAATAGTAAACTAGCTAATGTATTACCAAAAACATTAGGACAAGTAAATGTAAGAACAGTGAATAGATTTTTACAAAATAATTTTAAAATTACATGTAAAGATATTAGAACATTTCACGCCAACGCCTCGTACATTCATGGTATTTTAAATAATAAATCAAAAAAAGAAGCAATAAAATATGCAGCGAAACAATTACAAAATTTGCCAATCACGTGTAAAAATAATTATATTTCTCCTGCCATATTAAAAATAACAGACAAATCTCAAATTAAAAAGAAAAAATTACCGAAAGGGAGCTGCTTAAAACATCATGAAAAAGTACTAATTTCTATTCTAAAATAAATTTAATTTTTTATCCAGTGATTGATACATTAATTGGATTATTATTTAATTGAGAATCTGCTACGTCTAATTCTAGCATATTATGAGTTGCATAAGTAACGTTTTCTTTCTTATAATAATTTTGATTAGTAGGCATAGAAGAAACATTGGTTGCTCCAGATTGAATAGTACCAAATGTTTCAACGCCTCTACGGTCTCTAGTTTTAGAGCCATATACGTCATTATTTTGTCTGGAACCATCTGTGCCACCTTGTTGCGTTCTACTAATTAATACATGAGCGCGATCTAATTGAACCCCACCTGCTCTAGATAATCTTTGATCCTGGGCAGGAACAACTGCTAAACCAGTAGATGGTTCAGGGGCAGGATTATCGCGTACTTGATTAAGTGTTGCGGCATATACATCTTGATATGAACGAATACCCATATTAGCATCACCCGGCGCACCAGCTACTCTACTTTCTAATTGTTTCTTTTTAGGATCGGACGCAATTGCTGTTGTATTTGTATTACCTAATGTAGATGAAATTGGGTTAGAATTACCTGTAGCAAAAGCATCATACTCTTGTCTTTTAACAGGTGCTATTTCAGAATTACGATTAATTTCACCACCCATGTATATAGGTGGGGCGGATCCTTGTCTAACATTAACAGTGTTCCCTCTTTGGGTTCTTTGTAATGTTAATTCTGGTTTAGCATGTAATGTTCCAGCTAATTGCGCTCCACCTCCGGTGGCTACATGTTCTCTACCTTCAGGTATTAATTTTCCTCTAATAGAAGAAATATTTTCTACGCGTCTAGATATTCCACCTCCAGGAGCCATAATTCTCGCATCATATGTTAATTTAGGATCATTTCCAGGGCGTAACTCATTTACAGATTTAGGTAACAAACGATTCATTTCGTGATACCCATGCCCTCTAGCTAAAGAAGGATCTTGCTGAGAAGAAATGCCTATACCAGGAGCAACTACTTCAGGTTGAAATAATCGTTCTCCTGTTCTATGAGAAGATTTCATCATTGAATTAATTTGATTTGTATTTCTATCAAATTCAATATTAGAAGGCATACCAGTTGTATACGCTAAATTATTTTTAGGTTGAAACAAAGGAGCTGAACCAGCTTCTGCGTTTTGTATATCTCTTGATTTAGCACCAGTATATTTTTCTAATATTCTAGACGATTCTCCATATTTATTACCAGGCGGTATTCTACCTTTATAAAATGGTTGTATATCAGCATTCATAATTCTTTGAGACCCATCTCCCCAAGTTCTTGTGTCTTGATTTTCTTGAGTAGTTGCTTGTTTAGAGGGGCGTTTAGCTGCTCTAGTAGCAAATGGTCTCTTAGTTGACATTAAACGTTCTTTTTTATCTTCTCGTGCAAAAAGCCATGCCATAGCGAGTATTCCCGAAGTTATAACTATTTCTGCCATTGTACTATTTATAATTAATGGAATATTTTAATAATTATAATTTAGCTACAGGAAAAAATTTAAAAATAATTTGAGCATGTTATTACATTCCAATAAATGGATTATGTTCTTCTATTTGAGATTCTTCGGGTACTTCTTCGGGTACTTCTTCGGGTACTTTGGGAAATTCCTGTTGAATATTTAACTTATTATTTATATCTTTATTGTCTACCGGAGCATGAGTTTTATCAAATTCTGCCTTATTTAAATCTGTATTATCTTCTTCTTTATTTAATTCAGTATGACTATCATCATTTAATTCTGTATTGCTACAGGATTTTTCGTTATTTTCTATAACATTATCATCATTATCTAATATAATTACTTTTTGATCTGTATTTTGTTCAGCAGCTTCAGCAATTTCTTCAGCGGCTTCAGTTTCAGCGTCTTCAGTTTCAGCGTCAGTGTCTTCATTTTCTTCAGCTGCTTCAGCAGTTTCTTCAGCAGCTTCTGTTTCTTCTTCAGCAGTTTCCGTTTCTTCTTCAGCAGCTTCCGTTTCTTCTTCAGCAAGTTCAGTTTCTTCAGCAACTTCAGTAGACTCTTCAGTCGCTTCTTCAGAATCGTCGTCTGACGCCGTAAAAACATCATCACTGATATCTTCTTCTTTTAATGTCACAGGATGTTTTGGCATTTGGGTATTAATAATTTTATGAATAGGAATAAAATTCCGAATTCCATCTTCAACGGCTTCAGTAATTATTTTTAAACACTCCTTTTCATATTTTTTTCTATGATTAGTGTTCATAGATGAAGATAATATATGAGGTTTTGAATAAAAAGATCTAGCGCTAGTTATTAAAATATAATGTACGAAATCTTCTATATTAAACTTATCATAATTAAATTTTTTATTATAACATCTTTCATATAATTTGAGTTTAATTTCTATACAAGCATCTAATATATTTTGAATATTTGGAGTAGATTTATTAATAATAGATACAAATTGTTTGATTTGAATTTTATTCCATTTTGGAATATTAGTTAATAAATTTTGTATACTAATTAATGTTAATCTTTTTTGACCTCTTAAATTACATTCAGATTTAGCTCTTTTAAAAATAGATTTAAATACACCCACCATTGAAGGATATAATGCTTTAACTAAATATTTATTATATTCGTTGTTAACATTGTTAAAATCATTAATACTCATATTATTTAGGATTAAATATATATTATTGTTTAAATAAAAAAAACACACTTAAAAATTTTAAAATAAAG